TCGAGAAGATTTCGGGCGCAAGGATTCAAAATGTAGTACGCGATATTGCAAGCATCATTGCGTGTGAATATCAGGACAAGGAGATTCAAAAACGCAAGATCGGTGTCGAGAGAGCTATGAGTGAGAACCAATTCCTTGAACCGCAACTGGGCAAGTCTTTCGAGAAAGAGGATGAACTGGAAAAAGTGACCGGGCAGATAGACGAACTGGAAACTCAGATGAAGGACGAACTGGCAGTTATTGAAGCAACCGAGGCCGACGATAATATTGAAGCGATTGATTTCAATATTGACGAGGACCAGACGGGCGCGGAGGATGATATACTACTGCGCGAGGGCGAAGCAGAACCCATCGAAGAGATTGATAACCAAGCATCAGAAGACATTAAAGGACAGGCTGAGAGGGTAGAACAACTAAGTGACCCAGATCAAGGAGAGGAACGCTCCATTCGACAGGAGGCCGAAGCATTATCACGCAGGCTCAATGTTGATCTGAATTTCGTGGATGATGTCGAGACGCTTCCAAAAGGCTCCACAAAACGCAAATCAAAGGGATGGTACGACCCCGCAACAGGCAAGGTCTATGTCGTACTGGCCAACAATACCGATATTGCAGACGTTCAAAAGACTATCCTTCATGAGATAGTAGGACATAAAGGCCTGCGTAACCTTCTGGGTGACCGGTTTGAACGGTCCATGGAAGATATATTTGATAGCCTACCCGAATATGTACAGGAAACCCTTCTTAAAAAGTATGGTGATAATGTAAGGGCGGCCGAGGAGTATGCCTCACAGCTTGCCGAAACTCTTGATAAGCCCTCCGTTAGAGCAAGAATTGTCGCTTCCTTCCGTAATACCTTCAGGCGTTTTGGCATCAATCTGCAGATGAAGGATGCCGACGTCATGTATTTACTCTGGAAGTCCAAAAACAGGCTCACCGGTGGTAACTCGGTGTTCGATGTGGCAGACCATTCGGTAAAAAGCAAAGAAATACTGACCCGTCTGAAAGAGGACGAGTCGGTTATAGCCTCTGCCGAGCAACTAAACAGGACCATCAATCAGGACAAGCTGCGCGAATCATACCAAGACCGCATGATATCGGTCAGCAGACTGGTGGAAACCATGGAGAAAAGAGGGCAGAAAGTTCCGGACTGGATGAATGCATACCTTTTCGAGAATCATGTGACCTCCATTTCCACCTACGAGGTAGAGCAGTACAAGAAAAACATGATGGAGCCTATCTTCAAGGAGTTGGCCCGACTGTCCCAGGCTGCCGAACATCAACCCCTGGCAAACAGGCTGAACCCGTTTACCGGAAAATCCAAGGACACGCATGGCGTTTACAACTACATGCTTGCCAAGCACGGACTGGAACGTAATGCCAANATGAGGGCTAAAGATGAACTGGCAGCCATTTCCGAAGGACTGGACACCGATTATTCCANCAAGGACTATTCAGGCCTTACAGCNCTTGCAAAAGAGGTTTATGGTGAACGGGTGGAGCCTGAAAGTCTGGAAACAAAGATGCAGGTCTATGTGGACCAGTACGAACTGGACCATGACACCAAAAAACTCTGGAAGGCGGTCAATGCGGCCACCAAGGAAACCCTAAAAAAGTGGTACGAATCAGGCATGTCCACCAAGCAGCAGTACGAAAGCATCCGCGACATGTACGACTACTACATACCTCTTCGTGGATGGAATGAGGACACCGCTTCGGACGTTTACACCTACCTGTCCAAGGACGAGCAGGATACTTTCAATCCGGCCGTAAAGAAAGCCAAGGGCCGTACAAGCAGGGCCGATGATCCAATGGCCTTTATTGGCAGCATAGCTGAATCAACCATCGTGGCCGGCAACAAGAACCAGATGAAGCAACGTTTCCTCTGGATGGCACGCACGCACAAGAACAACGACCTGTACTCGGTATCCAAGATTTGGTTCGAGAACACCGGCACGGGCAAGCGCAAGAGATGGTCCGAGGTGGTTCCTGAACTTACGGGACTGGAATCCGTGGACGAGCGCAACCAGATCATTGACGATTTTAACGAGCGCATGACCGAATTGCAGGAACAGGGCAACGCCAAGACCGAGCGCGGCACCCTTCATGTGGGCCTTCGCATTTCCAAGTATCAGGAAAAGGAACACCAGATAAAAATATCCGAGGGTGGCGTGGAGTATGTTGTGAACATCAACGGCAATCCGTCCATTGCACAGGCCATCAACGGGCTGAACAATAAAGGAGCAGCGACAAACGGTGCGGTAAAGGCCGTAAACTGGATGAACCGTCAAATGGCAGCCAATTTCACCACACGTAACCCTACGTTCGTTATCCGCAACCTGATTAAAGACGTTATCTATGCTTCCACGATGCACAATGTGCGTGAGGGCGTGCAATACAAACGTAAGTTCCAGAAGAATATACCCGTCGCGTCTGCGGCTATCTGGCGGTATTTGAGGGGTAAGGCTGATATAAACAATCAGACGGACCAACTACTGCAAGACTTCTACTCGAACGGCGGAGAAACGGGCTATGTATCCCTCTCGCAGTTCGACAAGATAAAGAAGGACATTCAGCGTAAAATCAAACAACTGGACCANGAAACGACCGACATTTTCAAGCCCCTGCGTATCGTAGTGGATGCCCTTTCGGTGGTGAACCGTTGGGCCGAGGGTATCAGCCGCTTTGCCACGTTCTTAACGAGCCGCGAAATGGGCAGGCCCATTGAGACAAGCATATCCAACGCCAAGGATGCTACGGTTAACTTCAACCGCAAAGGTTCGGGGGCCATCGTGGAAAATCAGGGCGGTGTGGTAAAAGCCATTAGCGCATTATCCCCAGTACTCAAAATATGGTACCTGTTCTTTAACGCCTCCATGCAGGGGTTACAAAACTTCACCTCTGCCGGACTGAAACACCCTGCGCGTTTTGCCGCAGGTCTGGCCAAGTTTGGTGCAGTAGGAGTCATGGCACCCTTTATATCGGCAGCACTCGCTTCCATTCTGGGAGGTGACGGTGACGATGAAGAAAAGGCCGTTTCATACTGGGATATACCCTCATGGGTACGCAGGAATAACTTCGTGCTATGTGTAGGCAATTCGTACCTTTCCATACCCCTCCCTATTGAACTTAGGGCCTTTTACGGCATGGGTGAGATACTGACCTCCAAGATCATGGGCAAGATGGAGGACGAGAACGCAGGACTGGCAATCGCAGGCAGCTTTATGGATTCCATGTCACCGGTGGACATAGGCAAAGGTTCGTTCCGCAAACTCAAAAACAACAACGGGGAGGATGGTGTCTATTATGGCGGCCTATTTCCTGATGCACTCGGACCGGTCTATGAAGCCTATGCAGCCAACGAGGACTGGTTGGGTTACAATATAGCCAAGAACTCACCCTACACCAAGTACGTGCCTGAATTTAGGTGTGTTTACTCGGGTACCGGCAAATGGTTCATCAAGGCATCCGAAATGTCGAACGCCATAACTGGCGGTGACAACGAGAAGAAGGGCGTTATAGATTTCAACCCTGCAAAGGTTGAACACCTGTTCAATTCTTACTTCGGTGGAGTGGGTAAGACCATCAACCAGATGGCCAAACTGGTCTCCAAGACATGGGATAAGGATATGGCCCTTGAAGTCAGGGACGTTCCGGTAGTAAGCGGCTTCTCTGGCGAAGTGTCCGAACGTGGACGCACCATTAACGCCAAGAACAAGTTCTTTGACACGGTGGAGGATTTCAACCAGTTCGATTATCTGGCCAAGGAATACTTTAAAAAGCGCAACGAGCCTGAATATGCAAAGAAACTCACTGAACTGATGGCCCAACCGGATGCTCAGCAGATGGTCCTTGTACGCGAATACAAAAAGGCCTACGATGAACTGACCACCATGCGCAAGAATACCGAGAAGGACCCCAATTCAACACCTGCCGACCTCTCAGTGGCAGACGATTACATACTGGATTTGATGGAACGAATGAATAACGAAATTGATATACTCAAAAATGGAAACAAAAAGAATTAACCCAAGGGTAGCCAAGTTATTGGCCGCAGAAAGCAAGCTGTCTACTAACTTTCAGGAGATAGCCAATAGTGTCAAATTCACCCAAGCCAGGGACGTACTTCGCGAGGCGCGCAACTGTTGGGATGGGCTTTCGCAACAACGGCTACGCAGGATACGCAACCGCAAGTTCGCGTTCCCTGACGAGAACGGCCAGTGGAGCGACCCCTATGAGGGCGACACACGCAAGACCGAGGCCATGCACATTTCCGAGCAAGGGAAAACCCCTTTGCAGCATAACATGATACTACCCCTCATACAGACCATTCTGGGACAGTTCCGTGGCAACCAGACAGAGCCGGTATGTACGGCCCGTGACCGTCAGGAGCAGAAGATCGGGGAAATGATGTCCATTGCAGTCCAGTATTCCTATCAACTCAACGACCTTTGGGAAATGGACGGTAGCAACCTTCTGGAGGTCCTGATATCCGGTATCTGTATNGGAAAATCGACCTATACTTTCATGCCGCACCTGCAAAAGTGTGATGTTCGCTACGACAACAAGCCCCTGCCGTACATGTTTTTCAACCCCATGCGCGACCCCCGTAACTGGGATTGTCATATCATCGGGGAACTGCATGACATGAAACTGGCCGACGTTATCAGTGCCTTTTCAGGTGGCAGCAGGGATAAGGCCATGGAGATACGCGAGATTTACTCGACCTGTTCTGATACCAGACTATCCAACATGTGGGGCAACATGACCTCCGTAAGGACCGACACCATCGACTTTTTCAGGCCCTTTGATGCCAATATGTGCCGCGTGGTGGAGATATGGAAGATGGAAAGCAAGGCCAAGTATTATGCCCATGACACGCTGACGGGTGAAGAAATGTGGCTGGACCTTGACCAAGAAAGGAATATCAAGGCCGAAAACCTACGCAGGACCGAGGAAGCCGCACGTTTCCAGATCGAGCCGAAACTTATCAACTATAAATGGGATATCCACCGNTNCATGTATTACCGGTTNATGTCACCCACGGGCGAAGTCTTGTCGGAAGGTGAAACACCCTACTGGCACGGCTCACACCCTTACGTGATGAAACGCTTCATGTCCATTGACGGTAAGGCCCATTCGTTCACTGAATCCACCATTGATGCCCAGAAGTTACTCAACCGTAACATATCCATGGCCGATTTCATTATCAACGCAAGTTCCAAGGGAACGCTGTTTGTCATGGAGGGCACGCTGCCAGATGGGTACACGCTCGAAGATTTATCGACCGAATACCGCAAGGTGGGAGGCGTAGTATATTTCAAGCCGAACGCGAAGTTTACCAATGGGGGAATACCGCAGGAAATACAGAGCAGGGCTTCGGTTGTCGGGGTTACCGAAATGATCGGACTGGTGCGCTCATTGCTTCCTGACCTTACAGGCGTACACGGTGCATTGCAGGGCAAGGATGCAGGTTCCGGCACTTCGGGCAAACTATATGAGGCACAAGCCAACAACGCGGCTACGAACCTTGTGGACACGTTCGAGACGTTCAAGAGTTTCCGCACGGACCGCGACAAAAAGATGATGCAACTCATCCAACAGTTCTACGAGGAACCGGTGTACCTGACCATTGCCGGAAGGCAGTACTCAGAGGAAGCCAAGTGGTACGACCCCGAGAAAGTCAGGAACGCAGACATTGACCTGACACTTTCCGAGTCCACCGCGAGCATCAACTACCGTACAACCATGGACCTGTACCTGATGGACCTTTGGAAGGCCGGTGCAATCACGGTCAAGAACATGCTTTCCAATTCCTCCCTGCCTTTTGCCGACAAGGTGCTGCAATCGATGGAGTCCGAGGAAAAGGAAATGGCAGCCCAACAGCAGGAAATGCAGGCCAATATGCTGCCGCAATTCGCGCAACAACAAAACGCAGGTTCAGGGCAGGCACCCCAGATGCCTGTTCAACGGCCTACGCAACAGTAGGTTGAGCGACTTTATTTAAAGGGCTTTTGCGGTTGTGCGAGTCCTTTAGATTTAGTACATTCGTAATGTCATTACTAAGAATTTGTGAAAAATAATTGCGTAAAAAGAAGGCCCCTTTGTGAAAAGAGGCCTTCATGCTTTTGTGGTGGTCCGGTTACTTCTTAGGCTTTCTGGCCTTTACCGGCACGCTCGTTCCAATCTGGGGTTTCAGGATGGCAATCCTGCGGCAGAACTTACGGTAATTGACCTCCATTTTCTTGCGTTCCCAGAACGTCGGGGCGCCTTCGCCTCCACGGTAGGCGGCAGTGATATAGAACGCCAAATGGGAAAGTTCAAACGCACCATAACCGGACATGATACGGCCGCGCTTCTTTTGCATGGGTATCTGGTCACGGCCCACAACCATCAGTCCACCCGAATCGTCAGGCAGTACATAGTACTTCTTTGAACTGATGTAGTGTTTATACTCGGCCATCTTGATAGCCATTTTTAAACGCAGCTTCATTTTTAAGAGAAACAGCATTTCCTGTGCCCAGACTTTCGGGCTTTGGTTCCATAACTGGGTGTACTTGTTCTTTTTCATAATTTTAAAAATCAGAGGTTGATAATATTCTTGTTGTTGGCCTGCGCGAGGTTTCCGTCACGATCAAGGCAGGCAATGGGTAATTTTCATAATCATAGCACACGTAAAGGCCAATCAATCGGCTCATGACCCTATCATCGTGGTTGCCCTCCACGGCACCGAAAGTACCGTCGGGCTTTATCTCATACTTGCGGTACTCGTAGCAGCATTCCACGTTGCGCTCTATGTATCCATCGTCGCGCAGCAGGCGTATGCCAGTATCCACCAGTACGGCCTTGGTCTGTTTGTTGGTCTGGAAGCCCCAACGCAAGGGCAGGCCCTCCCTGATCTTCTGGGCTGAGGTTCTGGAATATAGGTTGTCGTACACATCGGCAATCTCGTCAAGGATAAACTCGCCATGGCTGCCCTCGGTGCCTTCGCTTTCCAGAGTGTTGGACTCGAACACCAGTATGGCATGCCCGTATAATTCCGATATCTGCGCAGCAAACCACGCCAGTAAGTCATGGTCCGTATGTCCGTACCATTCAGCCACCACCTCGGGCACCCCGTCAGGATCAGTCATGAAATACCGGTCAAACACCGTAATGACGGACCAGTCGGATTTCTCGGACCTACCACCGATATCCACCGATACGACATATCTTCTGGTCATCCGTGTAACATCGTCCGGAAACTCCCAGACAAACAGGTTTCCAAAAGGGTTTGGTGACATACGAACCCCTTCAAGTGCCTCCTTGCCGTTTCTGCCTTTGGCGAAAACATCAAAACGGCCCTTCGGTTCCAAGCAACCCTCCATCAGGTTGTTTACATCTTCTGCCTCGAACACACCCGAGCCGGTGGACTGGAACGCTTCATCTGCAAAGGACGGATACTCGGATTTCATGCGCCAATCATCCATATCCTTCAAGGTGGTCCGGTACCAAGCGATTTGTTCAAGTGTGACACCGGCCTCTTTCCATAACCGCCATTCGTATTCGCTCATTTCCTTGATGAACGCTATGTAGTTCTCAATGGGCAATGAGTAGTAGTCAATATCAAACCATGCGATAAACACCGGTGCAAAATTGGACTTGCCCTCAATGGCTTTCAACCACTCGCGGTGAAAGAAGTTTCCTATACCCTTGGCCGTGGATTCATACACGACCATAGAGTAGGGGATATACAGGATGCCTGAAAGGACGGACTGCACAATGTCCTCCGGCCGCTTACCATCCGTTTTCTTCCATAACCCGACCTCTGACAAGTGTGCCATTGAAGTATGTTCACCCCGCACACCGTCTGGCTTTTCAGCCGAGCCAATGGTCACACGGCAGTTGATACCCTTGATAATCGAGGTCTTTTGTGAGCCGATATAGGGTTTCAGTTCCAATTCCACACCCTCGTTCAGGTACTCGGACGGGTAGGCTTTGAGCAGCTTGTCGTACATTCCCTTGATAATCCTCGAAGTGGATTCAACGTGAGCGCAAATGACCGAGTTCCAGTTCATCTTATGGATAATCTGAATCCATGCCATGTATATCTGTGTCAGGGTAGAACCACCCCACTGACGGGCCTTAAGAAGGATTATGCGGATAGGAACACCAGCAATCCTCATGTGTTCGAACTTGGCCAGTAGCCTGCGTTGTGCCCTATTCAGGCAGAAGCGTATTTCCTTGCCACCCTCCTTGGGTTCGATCAGTGCGGTAATTATTGCCCAGTACTCGAAGTCATGCTCAAAACGGATGCTATTGAACATGGACCAGACACCCTGGGCCAGTTCCTTGGAGTATCCCTCTTTCAGAGTTTCACGTATGAACGTCTCAATACTGCCTGCCTTTATGAGTGCATGCACGAAAGACTGGCAGAGCATTGTCTTGGGCAGCCACATATCAGGAAGCTGTGCATCCGGTAGGGAGACGTACAACCTTTCCACGGACAGGCTACCCTCCCCTGTAAAGGGATTGTACCGGTTCGTTTCAAGGTCCATCTTACTGGTCCTTCTACCGTTTTCCTGAATTATGGCTGTATAGTTCATTTCTTTTTCATTTCTCCGGACACCGTTCCAACGCCTTTCAGCAATTCCCCGTCACGGCAGAAGGTATAGTTTGACATATTGAGCAAGCGCAGCGACAGTTCGCGGCCTGACTTTCCGATAACTGCATACCTGCGATTGTCGGCCAGAATGAGAATGTCGTCCACCTCGGCCTCGCAATCGTCGAAAGCCCAGACGACGGTTACCGAGACGTACTCAAAACCCTTGTTCTTACGTCGGCCGAACCAATTGTTCTTATACAGCGCGTTGAGAGGACGGACCTCCTGCACGAAAAATTCTACTATCATATACAAGTTGTATTAGGTACCCAAAAGCGAAACCGAGAAGATGCACACCCCAAGCGAAATGCGAAAGCATGGACTGGAACAGGGCAAGCAACACCACAAAAAGCATGAACCTGAAACCATCCCTTTTCCTGCGCGCACTTATTCCGGCAATACCCCAGAGCGCACCCGAAAGTCCGACGGTAGGTTCCACCGTTCCAAAACTGGCAGCAAAACCGAGCATCAAGACAAGGGGCAGTTCCCATAAGCCCTTTCCTTTAATCAGGGGCCGCACCACCCAGTACCCAATGATGTTGATGATAAGGTGCCATACGTTGGCATGTGACAGAGTATAGAGGAACCGGTTTTCAATGCTGCATCCCCAGAAGGCAGGGAAACGACCTACGAGGAACACTATAAGGCAGGCCAGTG